TACCAACTACGGGCGTGGAAGAATCACCAAGACTTCCACCACCCGAATTAGAACCCGATATATCAAAGGGGTCAGCCATTACTATCCTCCGCTATTAACTTGCCATCGGGACAACCTGCCCCAAAACTCCCGTTCTCGTACGGGCATGTTTTTAATCTCTGCTAAAGAAAACCCTTTATAGACGGAGGCGACTGCATTGTATTCCCAATAGATATTATCAATATTAACCGAATAAAAGTGAGACCCAGTCAAACATCAGTGTGATTTCTTCTCCACAATGAGCACACGGGGCATTCACCTCCCGAGGAGTCGGGCCTACTTTGGCATCAAAGATTGCAGTAATAATGGTTGAACGATCAGCAATGCTGAGGTTTCGTGCCCACTCTTCTTTATTGGGTACTGACACCTGAGCACAGCGGGCAATCATCATCGTGTTTTGTGCCGCTAGATTCTTATTTAGTTTGCCAACACGAGCACTGTCATCCGAGGTTGGGTGATTAAAGAGCACAACTGAGCCATCTTTAAGGGTTACTTCAATTGACTTACGGGCCAATTCTTGGTTACCTTCAATAGGGAAGTCGTCATACAGGTCAATCAACAAATCGTTGGATTGTGAACAATGCGGGCAAATAACTTTAAATTCACGAACTTTTCCGTATGTTGCACGAATAATTGCCAAGAACAAAAGATCACGGTCACCCACGATTAGTTCGTTCAAAACATTTGGTGTTTCCTTAATATCTGTTTCACCTAAAGAGACAACTGCTCGCTTGAGTAGCGCCAGTGAATACTCACCGTAGTTACCCGTACGAGATTCAACCTCAGCGAGGAACTCTTCGTCCCCACCAGTCATTTCTCGTACAACCGCGGTATCAAGCCATTCATTACCTAACTTGATACCCCGAATAAGTTTTACTGATGTATCGGGTGCTTTGGACATCACCGGAGGTTTATCCGATGACATCGTACTGATGTCTGACATGTAGTGCTCCTTATTTAGTTATTAGACTGTTGCGTTAGCGTTATCAGGAGTCCAGTTGATAACGAAACCTTCGTGGTTAACCGTCATCTGCTGAATCATGATTGAACTGTTACCAGCATTGAGGTCACCCAATGCAAAGCCAGCGGGCCACGCATTGTAGATAGTGTACTCAAGTGCCTTGGTACCAGGGACCACATTTTGTGTTAACGAACCAGGGTTGGTGGCATATCCACCAGTGCCACCAGCAGTAGCACTGGTTGCCGAGTGAGGGTGGTCATAGACCGACACGACGATGTCACATCGGTAGTCTGAGACTGCGCCACGGCTACCATTGTTACCTGGAACAGCCTGAACCCATGCATGCATGAATTGTTGCCATGCCCACAATTGGTCCTGCTTGGCGAAAACACCACGGCTGAAGGTAATCGGGTTAAAGTCAGTCTGACCAATCATCTTGTGCGGATGAGTGTTCATGCCACCTTCGCGGTACGGGACCATTTCGTTAGTAACGCTTAGTCCAGTCACCACTGCGAAACCAAGGTTACCAATGTCCCTGGTAAGGGCTGACAAGTTTTCGTCGTACGGTTGAATTTTAACCGTAAACTTAAAGTCGCGTAGCGGATCGGTACGAGTTAAAAAGGCCATGTTTCTCCTTAGATATTCTCGGCAGTGGTTGATCCGCCGAGCCATTGACTGACATTGATAATGATAAATTCTGCGGGGTACAGCAACGATACACCAATCTCTATATTTACTTCACCATCGTCAATTGATGTCTGAGTGTTGTTGGTTGAGTTACAAACAACATAAAACGCCTCAGATGGTGTGCGTCCACGCAATCCACCAGAACCCCAGAAGTCACTCAAGAACTTTTCCAACTTCAGGCTGATAGAACTCCACAAACGCTCATCGTTAGGTTCAAACACTGCAAACTCAGTCAAGAACTTTGAAGTGCTCTTGACATAGTTCAATGAACGACGAACCGAGATGTACTTGTCAGGACGAATCTTGTTTAGGGTACGAGCACCTTGAACAACAACACCAGCGCCAGGGATGGCTTTAAAGGTGTTAATACCAGCCTCATACATGGTTCCGACTTCTGCTTGGGTGTAAGCAGAAGTGACACCAAGAGCGTTACGGATGTCAATGTTGTAACCAGCAGGTGGCTTAGCGACAGTGCGCTCAGTCTCTAGGCGAGCGTAGATACCAGCAATTGCTCCACCTGGGAAGGTGTCACGAATTGCGCCAACGCCTGACTTAGTTGGGTCAGCCATCTTAAGCATGGGCCAGTAAACAGCACCATAACCCTGGTTGGTACTGTAACCACTAGCGGTGGTGATAGCCAAACCAGCGGTGGTGTCAGAAACTTTGGGGTCAATGATTGCAAAGCAGTCACCGCGGTTAGCACAGACTTCCAAAACTTTAGCAACAATCACGCTGTCGGACTGACCAACGGCGTTAACAATGAGTGATTCAGGAAGTGTTACTAACTTATCAAGTGCGGTGGCAAATGAAGCAGAAGCCGCACCTGAACCGTCGTAACCGCCCGTTAACGCCTTAGCAGTACCCGCATTAATTAGGGTAAAACCAGCGGCGGGAACAACCGAGGCTAGGTTTGTAATTGTAATGTACGACGAATAGTTATTTACAATTGCCGTTGCATAACGATTACTGGCGGGGTCAGGGCTTAGTTCTGACCAATATTCCACTTCAGTTCCATTGTAAGTAACTGAGAGGTTGAATGTCGGCAATGTTCCGGAAGTTCCACCAATCGTTGGTGCAACGAGCGTAACTTGTCCAGTCGTTGGTGTAACACTAATGTTGTTACCATGAGTACCAACGCTAGTTGCCTGAACATTAAACAATACTGCTGGTGTTGAGGCGGCTGTAGACGCCGTGTAGTTCATCACAGAAGCGCCAGTGGCGGCAAGTGCGACAGAGGCACCACTTGCAACATAGGCACGAGTGACATAACAGTTACGACCACCATTAGCAAAGTACTGATAGACGGCATAACCGAGGTCATAGTCCTGTGAGAGGTCACCAAATTGCGAGGTATAACCTGACCAAGAATTAATCAGGGTTGGGGTACTTGGTCCACGCAACGAAGTACCCACAAAAGCGGCTGTTGAGGTACCAGTATTACGGGCTACGGTTGTCTTTAACGGAGATTCTGTAACATAGACTCCGGGGCGGGTATAAGCCATGAGTAATCCTCCAGTGGATTAGTTAATAGGTTCGGTCAGATTGGAGTTCGTATCAGAAATACTACTACTAATTGTGGTAACTCGCTTAGAGGATACCAGATTAGATGTAGTCATTTCTGCGGACATTTTTAAGGTATACACTTTTCTAAATATCCTCTTTCGGTAACCAGCCTCCGGGTCAAGGAGATCGGCTGTAACCCAATCAAGGAGATCAAATCTGCGGATGGTTCCATCCTCAGGTACATCTATAAAGCCATAACGCAAACGGGCGCGGGTATGGAGCATTTGAGAACTAAGTTGGCGGTCATGCAATGCAGAACGGGTGTAAGTAGATACCTGATACAGGATGTCTACTGGTAAGAAATCGTTAGCAGACACCACAGAGGCATTTCCGCTGTATTGAGTGAAGTCATGGTGCTCACTGGGCCAATACTCCATGGCAGTGGCTCCAGTAATCTGTACTGAAGCGGCTGTACCAGTTGAAGCGTAAACCCGTACTTCTGAGTGTTGGCGATCCAATGCATGGACGATGTCAATCATTTCAATGGTAATAAATGGGTAGGTGCGCTCTGTGTCACCCTCAGGGTAGCGAAAGAACACCTGTACGGGTCGTGCGGCGTTCTTATCATCCGTCACGGTCATACCCGAGAATCGGGCCTTAATAGCGGCGTCTTCTGCTAACAGAAATCCGGGGTTCATTTAAGCACCGCCTTAAGCGCATCATTAATAATATCGCTAATGGCATTTCCGCTGTTTGCCAAAGACCGAATGCGTCCACTTGCTGGGGTATTCTGGTCCCCATACTCCAGCGTCATGTATTTACTTTGGACTTCCTGATCACCCTTAATAGTATAAGAAAGGGAATCACCTGATGGAGAAAGACCTACATGGAGGTTATTAGCAATAGATGCCCACTCGGGGTTCTTGGATAAACCACTTCTTACTTTATCCTGATGTTTTTTAATACCTTTTTTTAGTTCCTTACTAAACTTATTATCTGCACCACCAAAGGCTTGGATCATCTGCATAACAGGATCAGTATCAGGGATAGAGACTAAAGAATTCTTATTTGCCATAGATTTAATACCAGGGGTATACAAAGACATAACTACCTCCTCTGGGAATCTAGGCAAATGTGCATTGAAGACGCGCATCTCCAATACATGTATTTTATCCTAAATTTGCTATTGATGTAGGCCAAGGGAGGTTAGATATTGAATAAGCCGCAGGACCTGGGTCATTAACCATTTCCTGTGAGATGTAGGTTTCAATACCCTCAACGACAAGCATGACATCGTCTCGGGCGCGACCACGGACTCGGTAGGACACCACGCTGAAATAGCGCCCGTCATACTGGAACATATCGTTAAGGCGGTTTTGGTATTCCCAAGGGGAAGAAATACCAGCGGCTCGGAAGTCATCAATAGATGCCACAAAGTTAGTCAATTGAGTGGGTTGACGACCTTCAGGAATAGCGCGCTTTTGGTCTTCAGATTCCGTAATCATCAGGACAGGAACGACTACACCAGTCTTGTAGCGACGACCGCCATTACCATAGGTACCTTCGTCGTAAACATCGTCGTAGAGGCTGGATGCTGAGGCGCTAGTGCCCAGTGGTACAAACTCATACCATACGATGGCTTCGCCAGCCTGAGAATGGTATGAGCGGTAATGCTTCCTGATAACGGATAACTCTCTGCGGACATCCATGGCTATCAGTAATACGCGATGTTAGAGAATGATCCAGTAGGAATTGCGCCGTCAATAAGAACATCCGTACGGAGGTCCTCTTCCTTAGTCTCAGTTTCCACAATACCTGCATCAATGGTGGGCCATAGGCGTTCAGGCATTGTGTAATCACCAATTTCGCGTGAGCGGTACAAGGGAACAAGGTAATTCGTGGTACGCGAGTTACGGCGAAGGGTGAATACTTCAATACGGTCAAAGCCGATATTGAGAGCGGCGGCATGGCGCTTGTATTCGCCTTCCCACTGCGCCAGCAATGATTGCACCATACGGAAACGCTGGCTGGCTGGGATGTGGATTGATTCTGAGGTCATAACATCAATGTCACGACTGAACTCAGTCATTAGCGCCCAAAGTGCTTCGCAGATCGTGGCAATGCCGATGGCATTAATAACAACATCAGACATTTCTTCAAGTTTATATTTTAGGTTAACCGTGTGTTTTTCAACAGCGCGCTGGGCGTAAAAAGAAAGGTCACCTGGGGTAACCCATTCATAATAGTAACCCTCAACTAACAGTGTGGTGCTTGATGACAGGGTGTTAGATAGACGGACAACACCATTACGGGGGTCAATCGTGTATTCGCTGGGTGCCAATGTTGAGGCTGATCCTGAACCCGAATACTTGGCAACCCAAATAGTGCTGGTGTCAATGTTGATATGACCCAACTCATATGTGCGACCTACTACAGGAAATGATACCTGAAAGAACTTCGGAAAGTCCCGTAGATAGGTTCTTGCAATTGTTTCAACATCTGTGATGGTTGCCATGAACACCTATCTTACTATTGATCGCCGGAACCTGCTCCCGGAATTGAGTCTTGGGCGGCTTGATTGACGCCTGGTTGGGTATCTCTAAGTCGGTGAACCATAAAACCGCGCTTCAGAATGATCTGCTCCGCGGCAACATTTTCAATTGGTTCAATTGGTGTATCGCTCATGCGTAACGGATGAACCAGCGAACTCGGAGGCTATTAGAGAGAACGCTAATTGTGGGGTTAACAGAACCACGATTAGCAATGACCAAAGCAGGGTTACCAATAGCCGTTGAAACCGTGGGTGAGGATGGTCCATTTGTATTTGCTGTTAATCCGCCACTGTTATTTTGAGTTGAACTAGCACCAATGTTGGAACCAGTTGACAAAGTTCCTGAACCACTCGTGGTCACATATGTAGCGGGAGGTCCCGTAAATGGTTGAGCGCCGTTGTCGTCAACACCAATACCTGAACCAGACCCAGGGGGGCAAACAAAACCACTATTGTAGTCATTGCGACGCCTAATAAATCGGAATCCCGCACCTGGTAACTGGAAGTCCTGGTATGCGCCGTGCACATGGTCTGGTACCCCATGGGCGTGGCTGGCGGTGTCATGGTAGTGACCATTAATACCGTGGTTGTGGGCGTCTACTGTATGTGAGTGATTAAGCCCACCGAGTGTCCCTGCCACTGTTCCAATTGTTGCTGTGCCCGTGTGGTTGTGCTCAGGTAGTTTGCTTGCATCAAGAGTTGCAGTGCTATTTCCCGTTGTGCGGGATGAGGTAATTGAAGCACCAAGGGCACCCACAACTCCCATGTCACCAACTAAGTTGGGTAGATAGAAGTTACCGCTGGTCGGGTAGATACCGTTGGCTGGGTTAGGGAACGAGTAACCAATGGCGCTAAATAGACTTGCATAGGTAGTCGTAGAGAGTCCCTGACCATTACATTCAAGGTAATAGGCTGAGTTAGGTGATGCTGCTGTAGCGGCGGTACCAGCAAAGGCGAACATGCCACCAATCGGGATTTTGGCCTGCTCAACATCTGTTGATTCACCCATTTTGATCCAGACAGATGTCATGCGAATGTAAGCATCATCACCATAAATGACCATGTCACCAATGACATCCTTAGATGTTGCGGTTGGGATAGAAGCCGCAGTATAAGTAATGGGGCGAGCATCAATAATGCGCTTATCCGTAATGTTCCCCAGGTTGGCACTGGTATCTAGAGGGGTGCTTGGGAGCAGATAAATAGATGCAATCAAAGCATCTGTGGTGGGGTTGTATGTGTTGGCTGTAGAGCCACCACTTTCAACAACCGTGGTGCTCCGTGGGAGAGTCGGGTTAGTACCGTCAGCGGTACCAGTAATAAATGCTACGGATACAGAGCCTGAGGTAAGGCGAGCAACCACAAGGTCAAAGCGTGGTGAAGTGGAATCAGGGTTGTCAGTAACTGTTCTTTCTGGGAAGGTGTATGGGGTACCACCAATGACAGCAACACCAGTCGCAATTGTTACGGCGTTAGAAGCGGCAACAGTGATCACCCCACCGCTACGAATGTAGTTTGCGGAGTTTCCAAGGGACTCAAGATCAACCGAGTCAGGTTCGGCCTGATTGATGTTTAAGTATTTCTTCCCTGAACCCGTCGCAGTAGCGTTGGGGACGATCAGTGCCATTAGTTACCTCAAACGGTGTCGTAGATGTTGGAGTGACGCACGAGGTAGTCGTACAAGTCACGGGGGAGTTTGTAGCGCTTTCCGTCTACGAACTCAAAAGTAGTGCGACCCCAATACATCTTCCATGTGCCCTTAACACGAGCAACAACGAAGTTGTCATCAGAGTTACTTGCAGTGGCTGGCGCTACTGCCTTAGGTGTTTGTTCCAAGACTTCCACTGCTTCATCAATGTCATCTTGTTGTTCTGCAAAAGCCATCGTATTTTTACGCGATGTCATGGGTTTCTCCTATTGTTTGTTTTATGAAATTATTAATGGTGGGGGATTTCTCCCCCACCACCAACACTAGATTGATTCTAAGAATCAGGAAATTGAACCACCGAGGGTGTTGATAACAACGCGGGATTCGTGAGTAATAACTCCGAAGCCCCAAATTGCGTACCAAGCCAAGCCGTGTTCACGACCGAAGTCAATGACACCACCGTCACGGAGTTCCACTGGCAATGCAATGGCGTGACCAAATGCGTTGTCACCGATCATGATGGCGTTGTAAGCGTCAGCGTTCTCTTGGAAGCCCGCCGAAGCGTTGCTGTCAAGGGTTGCGCCAAGTTCGTACAACGGGGCGCCAGACGCAGTTGCGTCCAAGCCCTTCTTGACCTGTGTGGTTTCAATGAACACGACATCGTAGATACGACCGATTTCACCGAGCATGAAGTTGCCAGGTGCGGCGTACTTCGTGACTTCAATGAATTCGGGCCAGTCGCGGAGCGAACGAGCCTGTGCGGGGTGAACGAAACAGACATAGGTGTCGCCCAAACGCGGGATGTTCTGACCAGCAAGAACTTCAACTGCGTCCTTGATGGAAGCAGGCGAGAGGTAGCCAGGTGCAGAAGCCGAGCCGAGGGTACCAGCGTCGTACGGGCTGAGTGCGCCACGAGCCGAAGCGGCGGTGCGACCGAAGACAACTGACGGAGCGACAGCAGAGCCGCCACCGAAAGGAACGCCAGCCTTGTACAGCGTGTTACGGGCCTGGATGTCCATGCTCTGTGCCATGTGGCGACCGAGCAAGCGTGAAGACGAAGCCATGACATCGTCAAATGCCGCATTGAGCAAGAGTTCCGTAACGGCAACTGCTTGACCATGTTCGGTCACGGTGATCTGAATCTGGCTTGCTGACAAAGAAACAGGCTCCATACGCACACCTTCGGTGAGCGTGGCGCCTGCTGATTCGTCAACGCTGAGGTTGTTGTATCGCATAAAGTTGATGGTCAAACCAGGCTGAACGCCCAATTCGGTCTTCTTTACTGCGAACTGCTCAAAGCGCAGAACTGGCATGGCTTGGAACAAGATTTCCTTGGACCAAATTTGTTGAATTGCGGGTGAAAGAGTTGCGTCACTGGAATAACCGGTCGTGGTAATTGAACCAAGACCTGCTCCGGTAATCGCACCTCCTACTGGGGCGGGAAGGGCCATTTTAATATCCTCCGTGGATAGTTAGTTGTTGGGTTATTTGGTTTTAGAAACGGCCTCGGGAGTTCCGAGTCGCTTGCATGAGCCGTTCGCGCATTTTCGTGTACTGATCCATCGGCATATTACGGATATCATCCGCAGACATCGTTTGGTATTCCTGTTGGTTGTCCATTGGCCCAGTCGGGGGCGCAGTTACCTGCGGTCCCCGCAGACGACCACTTTGTGAGGTCGCCTGTTGGATTGATTCAATTATAGCACTACTACGCTCACGAAGTACTGCAATACTGTTTTCAATATCTTCTTCACTATTACCCGCAATGAGGTCAATCAATTCCGGGATAATTGTTTCTTGCTCTTCCGTCAAACGACGCTGACGATAAGACTCAATTTGCTGGATGCGGCGTTCTTTTTCAAGAAGCGCTTCCTGCACCTGGCGCTGTTGTTCCATGTCTTCAAACTTGGAACGCCATTCCTGCTCAACCTGGTTAATGCGTTGGTTGAACTCATCTTCGCGCTTAGAGAGAAGTTCCTTTGCGCTGAGTTCCTGAATCTCACGCTGGCGGAGGATTTCAGACTCAGACTTGGCGCGCTCATCGGCTTCTTTGCGAGCGGCTTCGCGCTCCTGAGCGATGATACCCAATTGCTCCTCAAGGGTCTTGACACGACTGTCAGCGTCTTCAACGCGTCGGTACAACTTGTCCTTCTCCTGACGGCGAATTGCTTCAACCTCAGTCTCAGAGAACACGCGACCCTCAGTCTTGGGGGCTTGCTGTTCTTGGGGTGTGCTTTCAACGGGGATCATAATCCCGTCACCATTAAAGGCGTTACTCATTTTCCTTACCTCTTTGTTGTTGGGCTTTTATTAGCAGTTGTTAAATAACGGTTTTATTCTTCGTTGGGCACACGACGCTGGGCAAGCCTTGCTCCGTATGCTCGTTGGATTATGTTGTTAACCATCTGTCCTTCGGCGTCACCGATGCCTCCCATAGGGGCACCTGCTTGTCCTTCGGCTGTATTTTCATCACCAGATACTACACTATTCTCCCCGTCTTGTCCGGGGAAAATACCAGTAGTAATCATTACTGCCTGTTGTATTTGAGCGCGCACCATATCTAGTGCACCTTGGTCCAATGCGTCGTCACGCAATTCCTCAAAGATTTCAAGCAATTTCTCTCGTGGGAACTCTTCACCAAGAGCGCGCAATGCGCCTTCCTTGGATTCTAAACCAAGAGCCATCTTGGCTTGAACTTCGTTAAGTTTGATAAGAACATCAACGGGTAACGGTTCAGGCCAGTGGACTTGGGTTTGGTAGGTAACGGGGTCGGCGGGGTCAAGTTCATACGCCTGGTCAGGCTCGGGCATTGCCCCAAGACCCGGGTTGTACTGGAGCATCTGTGGTTCAAAGACAGCCGCAGTACGGATGATTACTTCATTGATTTTTTCTAGACCCTTAGTGAAGTGAATCTTCTTTTGGTTGTATTTATTCATCATTGGCTGGTATTGGATAGCCAATGCCACGCCTGATGTATTAGAGACTGGTTGGAACTGACCTAAGGCTGTTTCAGGTACGCCAGTAATTTCATGCATGGCGCGCTTAATGAACTGAATGTATTCCAGTGCACCAGCCATGTTTCCGCTGGATTCAAGGTTGAATACATTGGCTTCCTTAGGAAGACCAGCCCAGACCTTCTTAGGTCCGCGCTCCAACTGGCTTGCCTTAGCGCCAGTGATGATAGTGACTGGGGCGGCGTGGTAGTTAATAATGTCCGATACTTCGGTCATCTTTTCATTCAGTTCGCGGTTTAGCGAGATAATGTCCCAAATGTCTGACTGACCCCACGGTGATGACGAGATAGTCATGTTAGGAATATGGACAATCGGGATAACACCAATTGCATTGTCGTACTGATCAATCAACTCATCATTGATGTACTGCTCCACAGAATCCTCAGTCAGGATTTCGGTGAAGGTGTACACCTGACGGGTTCCCTCAGGACTGGTGCCCCAAAAGCGGTACTTCAACTTGAACCGCAGGATGCGATCACGGTCGTGTGGGTGATACTCGGGGAAACAATGCGCTGGGTTCAGCGGGATAATACGGATACGACCAGCATGTGTGATACCAGCAGAGTCAATAAATGGCTCTTCGTAAGCGACCTTGACAAAGCAGTCACCAGTTACTCCAGCCAACTGACCCATTTCCCATAAGACATAGTGCTTAGAGTTATGTTGTTCCCATACTGTTTGGAGCAAATGCGGAATGATGGCTGCGTTCTGTTCTGGAGTTTTGAACTGGATACCCTTACCAAAGCAGAAGTTAGTGATGTAGTCCGACATGGTACGGACATAGTTCATTGTGATGTTCTGTTCGCCCATCTCACGGCGGTACGACCAGTGGTGACCCAGATACCATGCCCAGCACGATGAATAGCGGTTTAGGCGCGGTCCATGTACCTCAAATTCCTCATCGGCTAATTCCACCAAGCCCAAAGGCGAGATAGAAACCGTGAGGTCACTAGATGAGGCTCTATAAGATGGTGACCAAAAGTCAACGGGCATCGGGGTTAATCCTTAAGTTTCGTGTTTTTACTACACATAAATATTAACTGTCCCCTGACTTCTTTACTTTTACAGGAGTAATAGACCTAATCATACCACGAGGAATGTGCATAGGATTTGAACAAATAAGGATACCATCATCGTCATAATAGTAAGACGAGTACAAGGTCAGGTACTTATCCGCATGTTCATCTATAACCCAACCAATAGTAATGGGATCAATAATGCGTGGTTCGTATTTGGCTGGATCAATCCAACCACCAGGACCATCAAAGGCATCATCCCAAATAACAACAACTGCTTTGAGGTTTTCCTTATCAGTCATACGACCCCCACTAATCATTCCGGAGAGTAAACCTTACCACGGAAAAAAGCGGTCTTATTATGGATAGGTATCTGTTCATACCAAAAGGCACCTTCGCCATCCTCATAGGAAACCACGGCTAGACCCTGTTGCCAGTCCTCCACAATGGTCATGGGGCGACCATCCAGGTCAATACCACCCTTAGTGCTGGGTACGGCACCGTCACAGCGGGCTAGTGTCCCTGGGGACGCCGCCATGATGGTCTTTGCCCCATCCCAGTCTTCTCGTGACCGTTCAGCCCATTCCCTACGGTGAATGTGCCCGTAGATGACGGATACCTTGCTGTCGTTGAGGTAGGCGTGGGCGGTTGAACCGTTAGACCTGACCTTGTTTCCGTGGATGACTTTGAGCCTTTGATTAATCCATACTTGCCCAGCAGGGTAGCCAGCCACATAATTAACCCCGTAATCATTGAAACGGCATAGATAAGGCACACTAAGGCAAGGCCAAGAGTCTGGAGTATTCCCCCGACGCAAGCCGAACGAAACCTTTGCATTGTCCAAGATGAAGTTGACAAGGCGTTCTTCATGGTTACCTGAAATCCAATCTATGACGGCTTCTGGAGCGGCGGCTCGTAACTCAGCGCACAGAGTAGTAGCGCGGTCAATAGACGCCTGAGTAGTAATTGCGTATGCTGGGCTGAGACGGTACTTGCCGAACTCAGGAAAGTCAAGGTTGTCACCGACCATGATGATTCGGTCAGGGCGCAACTTCTTGATAATCGCCATGGAGATAGAGAGAGCCTCTTCGTCATGGGTGGGTTCAAGGCTCCCGTCCGCATTTCGGTAGTAACCGATTTGCATGTCGGGGAGGATAACGGCTACTTTGTAACCCTCTGTATTACTTTGTATTACTTTGCGTACTGGAAGTTTGATTGAGGGTCCTGGTTGTACCACGGGCCACTCAGGTCCTTCAGCCCACTTGGGGTTGAATTGGATACCCATGAGGTCATGAACCTCAGCCTGACCAAGGTCATTCTTAGTGAGTGACTGGTAGAGGGATACGCGCTTGATTGATCCCACTTCTTCAACATCAATGTTATTACGGTTTAAAAGTTCCGCAATCTTTCCCAATGTTGCTTTTGCTGGGGGTGTTCCTAGATCATCACTAAGGCTTGCCACAACTGCACTTCCCCTTTATATGTCGTTCTATGGTGCTTCGGCTAATTTGATGTCCGTGCTTAACTAGCACATTCGCTAACCACATAGAAGAATATACCTTAGACCTACCCTTACCGGGGTCAGTCATAATTCTTTCTAATGCGGTATTTAGTGCGGTTAGTTCATCTCCGTGAAGTTCGTCCCTGAGAGTGGCAATACCACACCCCCAATTAATTGGACCACGCGAGAGCAATTCATTACTTAACTCGCTCAACTTTCTGCTCCTTATTGTGTGACATTTTCTGGATTCCTCCAAGAACTGATATCAACCGTAGCACCTCTTGCTCCTCTGTGTGACCACGAGGCGCAAGTCTCGTAAGATATTGTGTAATTAATGCGGCATCTGACGGGCGCATACTCTCTCCTTCTACTGGGAAGGAAAGGTTATCAGAGCCTAGAAAATGCTGTTATTGCGATAACAATTAGAACAGGCTACCTTGTGTATATTTCTTAGGAGGAAGCGGCTTACCATCCTCACCTGTTTGTCCTTCTAGATGGACACCCTTAGCACTAAGTTTCTCTGCATCTGTTTTGGTTTTTGTTTCCGCTTTAGCGGCTTTATCCCAAGTTCTTTGTTCTGCATTAAATGGGGCGTCTGCGCCCACATTTGCTCGCATCTGCGTCCATGCTATTTCTTGTGCCATACGAGCAGGCATATGAATTTGGTTACCAAATTGATCAAAAGAAATAGGACCCATCGCTGCGGCGGCATCACGAGTTGCTTTATTTCCAAAAGCATGCCTAACACCAACGGGTGTTACCTGCACAGGTGTGTCTTTTACCCCTAATACTTCTTTTGTTAAGCGACTTGTGCTTGCAACAGCACCAGCATCAGTGACTACTCGCTTACCTACGGAAGACTTTCGTCCTTGACGATTTGTGTAGGTGCCAAGTTGCGATGTATCAACAGCCTGTTGCCATGTATCTTCTGCGGTGTCTGCATCGGGACTCAAAGATGGGTGAGGTGCTTCATCCTCTGACCCACGACCAAAGAGCATCATCCCCTGGTTTGGGTCACCATGTGCCCAATGGTGTGCAACATTTAAGTAATCTTGATGCGCTACAGAACCAGTTTCTCCAGCCTCAGCGGTTGAGGTTCCATATGACCAAGTTTTTGGCGTTGATGCTGGATCAAACCCAATAGTCATTGGTGATTGATTTCCTGAAACTACATCAGGATGGCGCATCATTGCAATTGCTTCTGCAACATTGTCTTGGTGAGGGCGACCAGCAAGCACCAGTGCTTCATGATCAGTAGATGTCACTGATTTAGCAGTGGTGGAGTTTGCCCCTAAATGTTCACTAGCGGCTTGTTGAGCCGCCGAGGCAATTTGGTCAGGTCTAAGTGCAGACACTAGGTGGGGCTTTCCTACAGCCACTCCTAATTTTGCTGCAAAACTAGGATCGTGTACTGTAATGGTGTGGTTTGCCGAACCTTTTGTTAGACGATGAATACCATGAAGTCCTGCAATTTCATCATCAGGTGTTTTAGAAGCAGACAATTTTCCACCAATAGCGGCGGCAAGTACTGGGTCCATTTCCCCACCAGTAGCGGCGTACTGCCTACCTTTATGCTCACTGTACCAACCAGCACCGCGAGGTAGTTCTCTCTGACCCGTAATGGTACTACGCATACGAGCATTATTCTTGGCTTGAGTAAGTAACTCAATCCGTGATTGAGTAGCACCAGCCAAGGTTATTGGCTTATCTACTACGGAGTCATCCGCCAACATATCTTCCATATTTCGGGCGGATAACTCGTATTTTTTACGACCCTGATCATTCATAGTAGAAGTTTCAAGTCGTGAACGAATATCACCAATAGCGCCAGGGAGTGCCGACCTAATGTTTCCCAAAGAACCAATTGCGCTTTCAGAGGTATCTTGTTGTTCGCGTGTTAAATCTTCCCAAACTACGGGACGATCAATACCTGCCGCTCCGCGTCGTGATGCTCTCTCAGCCATTACAGAACCTTAAACTTTCCTGGGGTGTATAGAGCATGACCAAACTGACCAGCAATATAAGAAGGCTTATTAGACTTATAGCGGTTGTAGGAAGTCACGCCCTTACGGCGCAATTTATTAGAATCAAACTTCTGGCCTGGGTTAGTGATCGTAGACTTACCGTATTTACGGCCCTCTAGGTCTAACTTCTCAGACTTGAAGTTTTGCATCGGATCAATAATGAATTCACCAATACCTGATGCATAGCGGGGCATATTTAATGACCGCTTACCACCCAAGGGGCTAGGCACAAACGGGTTAGAGACCTTGGTGGCAACACCAAAGTTCTCAGCGCGCGCCGTAACTAGTTCATTACCTTTTTGGACGCGACGAAACATCCCCGCAACTGCCGAATAAGTAGACAATTCCGGAGATGACCCAATCGTGCCACTCGGTACTGGGCCAGTTACCGAGAAACCCTCGGCATCACCCATGATCAGTCGTAAACGACTGTTGGGTTCGGGCGGTTCATGTGACCACCCGTGTTGTACGAGTATTCAAATTGCGGGATGTAGTCTCCAGCCATTGAACCCTGTACAAACTCACCAAGTACGCTTGGGGCTTCAATCCACGAAGACGACCCAACATGGGCGCGCTCGCGCATTGTTTCCTCAGCGTACTTGTAGAACATC